TACCGATGTGGTGGGAATTTATAACGGACGCGAAAGTATAATAGACTTCAAGCAAACTAACAAGCCAAAGAGAAGAGAATGGATTGATGACTATTTTGTACAACTTGGGGCATATGCAATGGCCCACAATTACGTATATCGAACTAAGATTCAGTCTGGAGTTATTCTAATGTGCTCGAAAGATCGCTTTTTTCAGAAATTTGAAGTGTCTGACCAAGAATTTGTAAAGTACCAACACGAGTTCTTGAAGAGAACAGACCAATATTACAGCTCCCACGTATACAATAAAGACCACCAAGATACAAAGCATGATGAAAAAGTACAGTAAATTAGCCATTAATTCCATTTGTATCCTTTGTATACCTTTTTCTCGATGAAAAAGAAAAAATTTTTTTTATTTTTTTTAAAAGTGGTTACAATTGGTACAATTGTTGGAATTGTTATATACCAACACTTATTCGCTTAAAATTGTATCTTTTACCAGGATACAATTGGATACAAAAGATACAATTGTTCAAAAAAGCTAGCAATACCAACAACTTAAGGGACGCGCGCACATGATTCACTCTTTTTATTTTTCATTTTATAGGGAGCAAGGTATACAGTAGTATGTTCAGAAAGAAATCTAAATATAAACACGTCTCCATTAATAAGAAGAGATATTATTTTTATAAGATTCGTTGGGTTGATATCACAGCAGATGGTGGACATGCCACAAAGGACGAATTTGATAAGTTTGAATGTTCCACGATGGTGACGTTTGCCTATATGTATAAAAAAACAAAAAAGTTTATCTGGACATTTGCTAGTTATGATGAAAAGGAAGAAGTCTTTTCAGACAGAAATGTATTTCCGGTGGGGTGTATTTTAAAAATGACTAAGCTGTCTCTTTAGGAGTTTTGGCTAGAAGTTTTTTAGCTTCTATCACCTTCTCGTTTTTCTGTTTGATTGTCTTCATTCTTTCATACAGTTGATCGAGATTGAGGTCGTCAATTTTTCCATGTCTAATAATCTTTTGATCAATATAATATCCCGCAACCTTACCTCTGGCTATTTCAGTAGTAGCCGCGGCTGCTAGATTCCTATTGTCTACTTTACCTCTGTCTCTAATTTTACCGAGCTCTTCTAGGTGTCCTTCAAAGCTTATCCCATATTTTTGTCTTACTTCATCTCTTAGATTGCTAATGTAGGCGCATACGAGAGGGTATTTATTTGGATTAGTTAGTTCAGATCCTGCCACGGAGCACCAGTTGCCGGTGTCAGAATATCCAGCGCGTTTTGCAGCTTCTGTTTTAGTAATAGGGTTGCCTTCTACCCCATATACTATGAGGTGGGCAAATTTCATTTGTTGGGGCGTCAATTGCTTTGGTGGTCCGGACATAATTTGCCATTCTATACAAAATATCCTATAAGTTCAATAGAATGATTAGAGGAAAACAATTCAGAGAGATGCTAGATAGATTTCTTATATCTCCAGCATCTCAACAAGCCCGAGTTCAAGTTCAACTTCCAAATGGAGAAATGATGGATCTTTTAGAAATTAGCTTGCTAGAGAACACAATTTTAGGTAGTAAAGAATCTCACAGATTAGTTTTTAAATGTGGAAAATCTAAACATCCGATGGGTAAAATCATTGGAAAATTATAATTTCGATTAGGGCGGTTAAGTGGCACTGAGAGAAAGAAAACTTTGGAAGAAATTAAAAAATGCGACTGCATCAATATCATGGACGAGGCTTGAAAATTGGGCTTTATTTGGTACTCCTGATCTGTTGGGCTACTCTTCTCGTGGGACCTTTTTTACAGTAGAATTAAAAGCGACCTCCCTAAAAAACCCTAATTTGGTCGCCTTCTCCCCGCACCAAATATCTTTCCACCTTAAGCATAAAAAAAATACTTTTGTCCTGGTAGCTTGCGCCCTCGATCAGCTTGTGCGCTTGTACCCTGGCTCCCGGATCCTTGAGCTTGTTGACTCTGGACTAAAGCTTGAACCCTTAGCTTGTGGTCTTGATTCCTGTTCCAAGTTCCTAGAAAAAATTTAGTGTAGTCCATATGCGATGTTAGGCGTCGCCCGGTCCCAACATGCCCTGCAATCTTGGCACTGGTTGCCTTGTTCCTTAGCCGGGCAGCTCTTGGCCTGAGTCACTACAGTCGATGTCCAGGGCCAGAACCCAGCTGCGGGCTTGTCTATCTTATGGCCTGATAATCTAATAATTAAATTTTTTGGTATACTGTCAGTATTTAATGGCAAAAATTTGGCTTCTCGAGTTGGCAGCCAGTGACTGGTGCCAGGCGTAAGCTTGCACACTTCGAATATATTAATGAGATGCTGCACACTCTGCAGGTCCCCTGAGTCATGCCAGCGGAAATGCGGTTCCTTATCAATGAGTACAACCATAGCGGGAATCCATTGTGAATGAGTTAGGCCTATTAACCTACGCGCCAGGGCGTCCTTCACATTGGGAAATCTGTAGCGTCCCTTCAGGGCGTAACAGCCGCTGCACACTGAGCCCGGGATCTTGACTAGCTTGGCCCCGGTAATGCATGCCTGAGCCGGCAGGTTGAATGCTGGTCCCGGCATTTTAGACGGCGCGCTTAGGCCGCCAGTAATTAGTTTTGCTTCTTTTTTATTCATATGTCCCAGAATATCCTACAGCTTGTAGATTGTCAAGCTTGGCCGCTTGAACCCTGGTTCTTTATGGGAGGGCCCACCCGCTTGAGAGCTTGAAACCTTGTCTCTAGGCTTCCAGCCCCCCGGAGGGGTATTCTCTTTATTGATTTTTTTTATTAGTTTTTTTAACTTCATTGCGGCTGGCCTGTCACCTGCTGCCAGGCGCCATCTCGTTTTACTTCAGTCACCTGGTGAGCGTAGACAGATCCGTGCTCGTCGAACATCCCAATTTCTGAACCCTTGGACCAGATCAAGATTGCGCGCTTCAGGCCCCGGCCTTGCTTAGGGGACTCGATGAGCTTGCCAGTGATTGGCGTGCCCAGCTGTGTTGTTTTTATTTCGTCATTCTTTTTTAGATCTTTATATTGTATTTTCATAATCCCATTATATCCCAGAGTCCTGGACCTGTCAACGCTTCATCTCAGGGCTTGTTGGCTTGTTCTTTATTGGGCGGGCCCACCCGCTTGAGGGCTTGTGAGCTTGTAGCCTTATTCTTTTTTTTATTTTTTTTCAACCGGAACCGCATTGCTGCGGTCCCGGTATTCCAGGCTATAGTTTTAAACATTAATTAGTTTTTTTCTTCATGGCTGCGCCCTGCATCATGATATCATCTGCTGGAAATTTTCCTGATAATGCTTTGCCAATTTGCGAGATCATTTTGACCTCTGCATGTTTCTCGTGTTTGTCTTTGTATTTTATATATTCCTGGTTCAAGCTTACAGGCTCAAATTTGCCCTGATACCAAATCCCACTATCACCATAAATATCTTTTATTTTTTTATTATCTAGATAATGTTGAGTTGATACGTGCCATCTATTATCTTTAAATAGATAAATATATTCAATGTGAATATCACCTCTCATTGATTGCATATACATATATTCATCTCGATAGGTTTTAGCTGGCTCTTCATCTCTGTTCCAGTCGCGACCGTAAAAACTACACTCATCTAGAGTATCACCTAAATAAGATGCATCTCCATGATTAAATAATAGTTCTGCAAGTTCGCGTTTGTTATAATTATCAACCAGACATTGACCTACGCCGTAAGGGTAGCCGTCCGAGTGTACATATATAACCCTAACTTTCTTTGTCTTTGGGTCCTCTATTGCTATGTTACTTCTAGTACTCATTTTTCCTCTTTCTGTTAAATCCCAGTATATCCCATAATAAAAACAAAGTCAAGAAAATTTTTTTCTTGACAGCTCTTTCAAAATATGTGGGCGGGCCCACCCGCTTGAGGCCTTAGTATTATTTTTTATTTTTTTTTCAATCAGGCGTTGTGCTACATTGGTGGACCACTCATTCTAGCTTTGTGGCCATGTCGTATGGTACATCGCGACCAATGTTATAGTGGTTAATATCCCACAGCTAACAACACCTGCTTGAAGCCTAAGTGTAAAGCCAAAGTATTAAAAATCCGACACAACCTAGGATTGCATAAAGCCATAAACTATCAACAATCATAAAAATAATACTACTGATAAGCCTAAAGCTATTGCAAAAATATTTAATGCCCAAACCCATTTTGGCCAAAAATTAAAATATTTTGCCCACATTTATTCCTTTCCACTCTTACTGCTTGAAATAGTTGCAGTGCAAATTTCAAGCAGTTCAAGTTTTATTTCCTATCATCAAAAACTAAAAGTCTTGTATCTTCGGAAATTAATATCTTATATAATCCTATTGACATCAATGTCAAGATGATTTATAACTTTTTTTAAATCTAACAGAAAGGAATAAATGGCTAGATTAAGATTAAACCAAGAGTATAGAAATAAAATCGCAAATCGTATGCGAGTACACTTGGAACAAGAGGACACGCAAGAGAAAGAAAGTTTTTATCAGTTGCGTGAAAAAATGAAACCCCTACAAGATACAACGTGGAAACTTGCAGAAGAAATAGTTGGTAGGCATTATACACCAGAAGATATTAAAATGGCTTATCACTTGCAGAACAAGTTTGAAAATGTTGATACGATAGCAAAAGATAGTTGCTTTCATTTTGGTTATCAAGGTCAAGTAGAAGATAGAGATAATGATGATAGACCAATTATGAAAGATAAATACATTGAAAGTCATTTTGATTTTAAACTCAATGGAAATATAAATGGAAATGAACACGCAAAGCAAAATGATTTTGCTTATGCTATGTATCGTGATGAATTAAAAGGTCGCGAAAATTGTAATCCAGATATTAACATTGAACAAAAAGACAATCAATCAAATCCATATTGGACAAAGGTTGATGACGCAAATGAAAAATATCTTGGCTTGAATAGTTCACGCAGTAACGAAAATCATACATCATTTTCAAGAGAGTGGAACAATGATTATGTTTTAGATTTAATTGGTCGTGAATATTGTAGAGATAGGTCTATTGCTTGTAATGAAAATGAATATGCAATCTTGATGACTTGGCAATCTGCAAAAGGCAAATTAATCAATGCACACGAAAAATGGATATTATCAGTTTTAGGTCAAGTGGGTAAAATTAAAACTTGGTTGAAATCTTGGAAATATTTAGATGAAGCTTTGGACTTTACTAAAAAGGCAAATTGTCCGATTGATGAAGCTGAAATTATTAGATGTAATAGTACAGGCTTGGCAATTTTCAATCCTCAAAATTGTGCTGATTATCTTGAAACTATGAAGAATAAAAATGTTTCAAGAAAGGACAAATTATTGGCTTTAAAAAAATACAACGAAGAACACCAAACACAACAATAATACTTCCACACTTCAAGTGTTGCTTAACTGCAACACTTGAACTTTCTTTTTTCTAACTATTGTAATATCCCATAAATTAATATATACTTCTTCTTATGTTTAACAAAAAGAAAGAGGATAAAATGCCAAATAAAAAAGTATGGTTAGTGATTGAAAAAAATGTGTATGGAAGTACACAAACATTTTCAGTTATTAAAAACCACGTTAATATAGATGAAGCTTTAAAATATAAAGTATATCTTGAAGCGCTTAATGATAGAACAGGTCAAACTTACTTTTTAGCAAGTGATGTTGATACTATTATGAATAACGTAGTTAGTTCACACAACAAATCTGTTGAAAATGGAAGCTACTATAAAAAAGAAGAAAAGAAAAGTGAGGTTGTTGATGACATCACTTTCTAAATCAATCTTTTATATTAAATACTATGCCAAAAAACATAGTATGATTATTGAAAGAAAAGCAACTCTTGATGATGAGTGTTTTGAGGGTGTTCATAAAAAGTTTGGTTATCCATATAAAAAGTATGTTGATATCCAAGCTACCGAAGAAGTGAACAATGGAAAACCACAATATAGAACTGCAAGTGTAAAATGGGAAATTAACGACAACCCAACTTTAACTTAATGAGATATTGTCAAGGAAATAAATGCCACGAATATAAAACTAAAGATAGAATTCGTGGCATTAAAGGACAAAAATATTATGCGACTAGAAGAAGAAGTCAATTCTATTACTCGGATAATTTCTGTTCTTTAAATTGTCAAACTGATTGGCTTAATCTAAATATTGAACACGCATTAAATCATTTTGGAAGAACAACCGAAGCGAAGAAAGTAATGTGTGATGAAGCTTGGTATAAAGATTATAATTATAACTATGACCACACTAACAATAGAAGTAATAACACTCACTTCTTTCGTAATGATTTACTTGGTCAACGTATTCCAATTACTGAACAACAATATAATGATGACAATATAATTACACCGAATAACTTATCCCAATAAGTTAAACAGGCAAGGCGCTGAAATGCGCCTTGTTTTAAATACCTTGTCAAGTAAATTCTGCATAATATCCTATGTTATTATTGCATACCTCTTCAGGTTGTATCGCTTCCTTATTTTTTGGGCGGGCCCACCCCCACCCTGTGACCCCACCCCCCTCCCCAGAATCCCGGGCCCGGGAGGGGGTGGGATTTCTTATAGAGGTACCAATGCAGTTTCTGCATGGCTCGATTTTGGGAGGGCCCACCCCCCTTTAAGAGAAAAAAGGGGTCCCAACTTTACCCTTTATTGCTTAATTCAGACTCTCATGGTAAACCTTTTATAAACGATGATTCACATGAACAAAGAAATAGAATTTATTAAAAAATTACCAATAGATGAACAGAAAGCATATTTAAAAGCATATTTAAAAGCAGATCAGCTAGAGACCCAAACCAAAGTTAAGGGGGATTTTTTCGAATTTATAAAATATATCTGGCCTGCGTTTATTACTGGTCGTCATCATAAAATTATTTCTAAAAAATTTAATGATATCGCCGAAGGTAAAATTAAACGACTTATTGTAAATATGCCACCTAGGCATACAAAATCAGAATTTGCTTCTAATTATTTACCCGCTTGGATGATTGGAAAGAATCCAGATTTAAAAATAATTCAGGCTACCCACACAGCAGAACTGGCTATACGATTTGGTCGTAAAGCTAAACATGTTATCGATTCTCCTGAATATCAAGAAATTTTTGATACAACCTTGCAAGAAGATAGTAAGGCAGCAGGTCGCTGGGAAACATCACAAGGAGGTGAGTACTTTGCGGTTGGTGTTGGAGGCGCCATGACAGGAAGAGGTGCTGACTTATTAATTATTGATGATCCCCACAAAGAAAAAGATTTATTAAGTAGAGACTCTTTTGATAAAGCATATGAGTGGTACACCTCTGGACCCCGTCAGCGTTTACAGCCCGGAGGCCGGATCGTTTTAGTTATGACTCGTTGGTCTACAAGAGATCTTACGGGTGCA